AAGCCTCTGCCATTGCCTCGGGGTTGTCGAACTTGTCGGGCAACCAGTCAGGCCGCTCGACCTCGAGCTCGTCGGGGTCGGGGTTCGCGCCCTGGGCCTCTTCGTTGGTGACCGAGATACCCGCCTCGGTCTCCTCGAGCACCTCGGTCTCGGGGACCTCGGGGCCCTCCACAGGAGTCTCGGATTGCTTGATCGTAACTTCGTGCAACTCAGCCATTGTTCTTCTCTGCCTCTACTGCTTGTTTGCTGACACCGTCAATAGCTGACGGTCCCAACTTCTCTGCCATCGAAGCCATACGAGCCTGTTGCTGTTCGGCTTGAACCGTGGCCTCGTCCTTGATTAAACCTTCAGAGATCAGCCCAAGAGCGTTAGCCCTTCGGGACAGGTAATCCCTGACATCCATAAACTGTGAAATGATCTCGGGGCCCAGGGTTTGAATAGCACCCTGGACAAACGCATCGAGCCGCTGGAGATCATGGCCCCTGCCGAGGGCCTCGATGCCCGTGACAATCGTGGGGCGCACGAGATCCTTGGGGATCTTGGGGAGCCGCTTCTGCTTCTGCATCCTGCCCATCAGGAGATTGACAAGGGGCAGCTGGAACTCTGCAGACAATAATGCGTATTGCCCTGCGAGTACATTCTCGAGCTCCTCGACCAGCACCCGCCATTCCGTGGCTGTAACTCTTTCACCCGCCCTTTGAATCCCCTGGTGCAGGAGGAAGGCGAACTGGAGGCGATCTCGGATCTGCCCGATAGCCTCATAGGTTATTCTCATGTCAGCGGCCTTGCCGCCCATGTTGACCACCGTGACATCGTCGGCTCTCCCCTCGCGGATAGCTCCGTTAGGAGACTCCGCAAGAGTACGGGCTCGAGTCTGGCTGGCAGGGTCCACAAGGAACAGACACTTCGCCGCGACAGCAGCAGCCTCGACCATTGCCTGGGTCAGGCCCTCGAGACTCTTGAGGTCCCCGAGATACTGAACGGCGTAGCCGTAGCCATAGCTCTCACCAGTCACCACCTCCATGCGGAGGGGTAGCCAGGGGAGGTGATCTTCCTTGTAGGTTCCAACAGTCTCTTCAATTCTGTTCCCAAGGGCTTCTTGCCAGACCTCGAACTCTCCCGGTTTCTCCTCTGACCTGTGGATACAGGTGTAGACATCAATCGTGTCCTCGAGCTTGTTATCGTTCTCGTCCTGCACCTGGTCCTTGATGTACTCGGGCAGGAGCGCAGGAGCAATAGACTCTTTAATAACAATCAGCATGAGGCGACCCTCGGGGTCTCGCTTCACTACGAACCTGTCCATTTTGTAGACCTTCATCGTCCCGTCATCGGGGAGGTTGATGAGGACATTGCCCGACACGATCAGTTGCTTGAGGGCCTCGTGAATGTAGGGGCGGTAGTTCCTCGCCTCGATCTCCGACATGACCGCCTGCTCCATCGAGTTGAGCGTGACATCAATCTCGGTGCGTACAGCTGGGTCGCCTGTAACTTGGTCGAGCTTGTACGGGTCAACCATCAATCTGAAGAAGGGTGTGTTCGGTGGGAAGAGAGCCATCAAGAGCTTGCTTGATAGGCCAGTGATCGAGCGCGAACCAATAGACTGGAACGGGGTGTAGAGTTTACTCGCGCCTGTGTGACCCTCCTCTGGGAGGAGGTGAGGAATAGTCAGCTTGGCGCAGTCTCGAGCACGGTCAAGGTAGGGGCCTCGTTGAAGAGAGAGCTTCTCATACAACGCCGCCGCCGAAGATGTGAATTGGTACATCTACACCCGCTCCAGTCTTATGTTTGTAGGGGAATGCGGAGCCCCGCCATCAGGGAAGTACCTGAGCCACCGTAAGCGGCCAGCCTTCTCTTCAGGGGTTCCGAGGGTGCCATCGCCAGGGGGGAGGGTGCCGGTCTCGGCGGTGCAGGTGCCGGGATCGGAGGGGGCGTGGGCATCTTCGGGGAACTAAAGCACATTCCTAAACCTCATGTTCTTCGCACTGCCTTTTAAATTCTGCTCGGAGGAACTCAGCCACCGAGGCTTGACCAGCCTTGAACCAGACCTCACGGTCAGTGAGCTCGAGCTTCGGGCACTTGTTGGGGAAGAGTTTTTCCAGGGCCTCCACCATCTTCTCAGAAAGATTAGGGACCTTGGTATTCGTAAGGTCGTCGAGGGCCCCAGCCGGTAGCACTTTCACCCTTGGGTCTTCGGGCATTTTTTCCTCCGTGGCTTCCACAATTTTATAGCGTTAGTGTGCTGGTCATAAAGAGATGGGGTGAGGATCTTAGCCATTCGAGCCTGCAATAAAGCGTCCTCTTCCTCGAAGCCTCTCTTGGTATAAGCCTCAACCACCTCCTCCCACAAGCCCTCTTTCAATATCTCCTCTGCTCTCTTGGGTCCTACACCTGGCAAGCCGGTGTAGCCGTCACCCGAGTCCCCCATCAGGGTCTGGTACAGGTGGTATCTCTCAGCAGCTTTGTAGGTGATGCGCTGCAACCCCCTCTCAGGGTGCAGGGGTTGGTACAGGAGACAGGGAACCCCGAGCATATCATGGTCGTCGGACACTATGATCTTCGGGGCCGGCAGGGTGTGAGACTTCGCGAGGACCCCGAGGACATCGTCGGCCTCAACATTCTCCCAACACACTGAGTTGTACTCACTACAGGCCCACTCCCTGAGCTCCTTATAGATCATAGGCTTGATCGTCTTCTTGCGGTTTGCCTTGTAGTCAGGGTTCAGGTCGTGCCTGAAGTTCCTCCTGGGGGAGAGGGCAAGCACCACCTCCACGCCGCCCAGCTGATCGACATACTTGTCAATGGTCTGGCGAAACAGGACCTTCGCTTTCTTCAGGTTGCCAAACTTGGAGTAGAGCTCTTGGCTCTCGCTCCAGCAGATGGTCTCCTCGCAGATGATCGACAGTTTGTGGACTGTGATATCCGCATCAATTAACAGGGTATTCTTCTTCTTCAGATTCCGCATAGTGCCTCACTTGTACTCGACTTGCTTCATTGCCTTCAGTTCTGCCTTGAGCTTCTCACGCTCTGGGCCAGGGGGTAACTCTCTGATCCTGAATAGCTGTAGGGCTTGCACTCTCTTCTCCCTCAGGTAGGGGAGGATCTTCTTTAACAGTTCAAGGGCGGGGTCTCCATATATTCTGTACTGGTAGTAAACTCTTTGGTTTCCTCGCGGTTCCCGCTTGAACACCTTACCCCCCAGGTTGATGGCGATCTCCTCGACGGTGAAAGGGTATACAGATGCTGCCTCAATAATTGGTGAGCTCCTGTAGGTGAAGCACCCCTCGCCATCGAGGTAGCCGCCGACATAAGCATAGAACTCAGTGGGTGTCGAGCCATGTGTCTCCGACTTTTGCTTCTCCCTCGAGCTTGACCCTGAGCTCGTAGAACTCGCCTGCATCCCGGATTGCTTTCGGGGCCGCTTCGGCGATCTCTTCGGCAAGGTTCTCCTTACATTCTATCTGCCACTCGTCGTGCACCATTGCGACGAACCACCAGTCTGTCTCGAACCTCAACCCTCGGGACTCCAGCAGGAGCCGGTGCAGTATCGTAGCCTTCTTCGCCACCACCGCTGCCGCACTCTGCAGCAACAGGTTGGGGGCTGAATGAAGAGACCGAGGGAAGAGGGGCCTGCCATCCAGACCTCTCAGTTTCTTATTCTTCTTTGCCTTAGCCTTCACGCTCTTGATGAACTTCAGGAACGCAGGGTTACTATCATAAAACCGTTTCCGCAAGTTGGCTCCATCTTTGCGGGAGCCTCCTACTATCTCACCCAGGCGTTGGTCGCCACCCCCATAGATGAGGGCGTATATCATCGTCTTGGCCTGTGCTCTATCTGTAAGGCCAGCCGCTTTCATGTTAGAGGTGTGAATGTCCCCCTCTTCTACCTGCCTCGCGTACTCCCCTTTATCCCAGAAAGCAAGGAAGTGTGCGAGTACTCGAAGCTCTATGCCCGAGAGATCCGTGCCTACCAGTTTCCTCCCCTCGGGAACACAGAAGAGTGAGCGGCATTCCTCCCCGTAGGCTGCGCCGACACTCGGGACCTGCCCCAGGTTGGGAGAGAAGTGAACCATCCGGTGGGAGACTGTGGCCCCGCAGGAGATCACCCTGCCATGGAGTCTGTTGTCCTCGGTCACCAGTCCGAGCCAACTGTTGGGGCCCTCGGCCAGTTGGCCTATCCTCTTCTGCACCAGCAGAAATTCCTTCAGTGCCTTGGCCTCGGGGTAGTCAGCCTCGAGGCCCTCGAGGACAGGCTCATTGATCATGGGTCTGCCGTTGGGTGTGAACTCTTTGGGCTCCCAGCCCTTGGCGACAAACCGCTCGGCGATCTGGTTCCTGCTGCCTGGGTTGAAGGGCACCAACTTGACCTTGGTCTTTAGGGCTATCTCCTTCGGGGGGAACAGCTCCTTCAACTCCTCACTCAGCTGGTCCTTCTTGGAGAGCAGACGGGCGTAGAGTTTCTCCCCCTCCTTCCGATTGAAGTAGAACCCCCGGTAGGTCATGGACTCGGTGAGGTCCTGCATGGTGAGCTCGAGCTCGAGGGCCTTCTCAAATATATCGGGGCACCCCTCGATGTCCTTACAGAACTTCATGAAGAGCCGGTGGATCACCTCGACATCTCGCTGGCAGTAGTCCTCCATCTCGAGTGACCATTGCTCCCACGCTGTCTCGTCTTCCTCTCCGTAGTTAAACTTCTCGAAGTCCAGCCGGTGCCCCCAGGCCTTCAGGCTGTGGGAGCCCATCAGCTTGACGGGGAGCTTCCTCTTCTTGTAGTCCTCCTCTTGAACATTGGGATAGCCAAGCCTCGCGAGAACCAGGGTGTCCCGGACAATCGCATTGGTAGCCCAGCCGGGGTAGAGGGTCGCGAGGACCGGCAGGTCATAGGCAATGATGTTGTGGCCCACCAGAACATCGGCCACCTTGAGAGCCTCGAGCCCCTTGTTCAGGTTCCCCTCCTCGGCGTGGTTGTACCTCTTGATTTCTCCAGCCTCATCCATCGTTACGATGCAGTGGATCACCTCGGGCTGGAGTCCGTCCGTTTCAATGTCAAAGAACAAAACATTGGGGTTCGACAACCCCGGCCAGTCGATATCAAACTTCATGCCTCAACCTTTCTTCTTACGACCTACAAAAATTCTACCTTCGGCCTCGCCGCTGCAATCGAGCATTGCCCCCTGGACAAGCCGAGCCTTATACATGGGCCCAAGCTCCTTGAAGAACACATGGAAGGGAAGCTCCTCAAGCTCGAGGGCCTTCTCCTTCCTGAACCTCTCGTCCCTGTCTATGTACAGCCAGCCCATGATCTCCTTGGGTGTCCTCTTGTCGAGGAAGAGACACACTGCCAGCACAGCCTCCAGGGGGTTACAGTCTTTCATCTCTCTCCCATTCCAGTATCGCTTCACCTATCAGCTGGGGTATCCGTGGCACCACGGCGTTCCCTAATTGTCTAAGTCTGTGAACCCTGCGGGGAACCCCATGAGATACTCTACAAACTCCGGTGCCAACCTCGGTCGGCCACGGCTCGACTTCGGTGAGGAGTCGTCGGAGGTATCCCTCGAGGAGCCGGGGTTCACCACCACTGCAGTCTCGAGATCTATCCCCCTCCGTTGGCCGCTCCCCCTCCTCTTCACTGTTGACTCGTTGATGACTAGGTCCGTAGCTCGAGCCCCCCTCTGACTCGCATCGGGGGTCGGCCATGAGTCTGCCGATGATCCAGATCCTGTCGCGGCGGTGAGGCGCGTTAACGGCTTGAGCGGGTATAGCATGGACCTCCACGAGATAAGAGAGCGACTCGAGATCTTGAAGTACCAGGGCAAGCCCCCGAGAGCGTAGGGCTGAAACATTTTCAACAATACAGTAGGCTGGTTTTTCCGGTACATCTCGGAGGAGGCGAAAGGCCTCTGCCCAGAGCCCACTTCGCTCCCCGTGGATGCCCTCGCCCCCGCCGGCGAGACTGATGTCTTGGCATGGGAACCCGAGGGTCCAGATCCAAGATCGAACTCCATCTGCTTGCAGTTTTTCATAGGTCAACTCCTTTATGTCTTTATAGATTCTGGTGTCAGGCCAGTGCTTCCGCAAAACCTTTCGAGCCTCGGGGCAGTTCTCACAGAACGCCAGGGTCTCGAAGGGTCTCGTGCCATCGGGGGCCCTCGCCGCCTCGAGGCCAAGCGAGAACCCACCGATACCACTGAACAGATCGAGGATGCCATACTTCAAAACGGTGTCTCCTCATCCTCGAAGTCAGGATTGACCTCCGAGTGGAGCCCCGTGTCTGGATCGTACCTCAGGTGACAGGCCAGCCCGAGGTCTCCACTGAATCTGTTCTTCAGCACTCGTACCGTGGTGAGGTTGGGGTCCTCTCCCATGGTGTCGCGGCTCAGTGCCACGCAAGCATCGGACAACTGGCTGATAGCCTGGGAGCCTCGGAGGTGGGAGAGCTCGGGGTCCCCTCCCCGCTCGGCTGACTTACCCTCCACCCTCTTGAGGTGGGACACGAGGATCATGCCGGCTCCGGTAGCCTCGCAGACCTGTGACCTCAGGCTGGTCATAACATTGTCAATGAGCCTCCGCTCGTCCCCCGTAGATGAGTCCCAGCCCGAGACCAGTATGCTCAGGTGGTCAACGATCAGGTACTCGCAACCCTCGGCGAGGCGCAGGTATCTGCAGCGGTTCAATAGGTTGTCGGAACTCATCGAGCCAAAGTGATTGTAGACATAGAGCTTGTCTTTGAACTCTTCCTCGAAGACCTTGCGGAGGTCGTCCTCGGTCACCCCCTCGCGGTCAATGTGGAGAGGCTTGCCAACGCATAGCCCCAGGAGAGACAGGCCTGTTCGAGCCAGCGATTCCTCGAGTGCGATGTACCCAACCTTCTTGCCCTCCCTCATGAGGTGGACCGCCAGTGATCTACACAGCTGGCTCTTGCCTACCCCTGTCCCCGCGCAGACGGTGACTAACTCACCAGTCCGGAGGCCATGGAGTTTCTCGTTCAATCCCATCCAGGGGTAGAGCACCGAGGGCTCGTCCTTCTCCTCAAGGATAGCGTCGATGAGATCGTCGCCTGTTACGATCCCGTCAGGCCTGTAGGTCTTGGCGTTCCAGAAGGCCTCGACCAGTTGCTCATACTTCCCCTTGGCTACGGCATCGCAGACATCGTTGCAACCCTCAGGGACCTTCATGATCTTGGCCTTACCTGGAGAGAGGAGTTGGGCTACCTCGATGGCTGCTGCCCTGCCAGCCTCGTCATTGTCGAAGCAGATGAGCACCTCCCCGAAGCTCTCGAAGAACTCGATGTCCCTCGCGACTGCTCGGGCAGCACCCGCCGCTCCGTTCGGGACAGCCACCGCCGGCCACTTGGGCTGCTTGTCCTGCCACGCGAGGCAGTCGGTCTCTCCCTCAAAGAGCGGGAGCCTCTTGCCCCCGCCCTTGAACCTGTGCTTCTGCCAGCACCCTAGGTTCCTGCCGTCCCCGATGATGCTGAACTTCTTGTCGGCTGTCTTAATCTTCTGGGCTATGAGCTCTCCCGAGTCGTCGCGGTAGTCTGCCACCTGTACCCATGAGCCCTTGTGCTTGACCGCACCATACCCAGCTGCCCTGCAGGTAACCGCCCGTATCCCTCGTCCCTTCAGATCCAGGGGGCTGTGCTTCAGGAACCCCTCGGGGATCTGCTCCACCTCATCGACCTCGCCGTCAGCATGGTAGTAGGTGTTGCATGAAAAGCAGAAGCCGTGCTCGTCATCGTAGACAGCCTTCGCGTCCGAGGACCCGCAGGTCTCGCAAGCCTCATGATGAGAGAAAGCTGAGTTGTCGTGGGGTTCCTCCCTTGAGGATATACTTCGCAAAGGTTTTGCCATTATGTTTCTCGTGAAATGTTTCGATACTGTGCCCCGCCTCTTTCAGGTCAAAGATACGGGCACCAAGTCTGAAGCAACCGAAGAGGCGCAAGGCCTCCCTGGGTGTGATGCTACCTCGAGTTTCAAGGTGCTTCAGAATCTCTTGGGTTTGACTCATTGTAATACCTCACTATTACTTCGATGTATCCGTCCTCCGTGGGCTGGGCCCAGAGCTTCGAGGCCCTCACCGTTGTGATCAGCGCATCGTCAACCCAGGCTATCCCGTTCCCTGCATCGAGCAGAGACTTGAGATAGTTATCAATGTCTGGCTTGGGGTGCGTGAGCTTGGTGACCTTCGGCCTCTTGGCATAGAAGACAGCGTTAACCTCGAGCTCCCCAGCAAGGGGCTGCATATATCCAAAACTCTTCATCATTTCTGAAATGAGAGATTCGGCATCTCTCTTCCAGCCTGAATATTTTTTGGGAAAATATGCCCACCCCTTGCTGGTCACTCGAGGACGAGGGCAGGGTATCGGGTTGATCTGCAACACCCAATGTATCTCTGCCCTGTCACTCATTAGAAGTCAGGCTCGTCGTTGGCATCGGTTGACTCGCCCGAGACATCGGCGAAGGTCTCGACCTCCTCCTCTTCCTCGGTGGCAAAGCCAGACTCCTCCTCGAACCCGAAGCCCTCGGCATCTGTGGGCCTGCCCGAGAACTCGCAAAGCTCAATGATCTGAACGGCCTCACACCACAGGGTCATGCCAGCCCCGCTGCCGGCATTGAACCAGCAATTGATCTGACCACTGATCCTTGCAACCGTGCCGCTCCCAACCTGGGGGCGGTTGTCGTCAGTGATGGGCTTGCCCTTGGCATCGAACAGGCTCGGCTGCTGGGTGACAACGGTCCCGTCCCGAAGCTCGTAGCTTTCCTTGAGCTTGGTCTTGACCACGATCTCCCCATCCTTCAGGGTCTCGATGTAGTCGAGGGCTACCTTGCCAATGTCCTCCCAGGGCTTGGTCTCATTGGTGAGCCAGGGGGTGTTCTGGTCCTTGGCCTTGACCTTCTTCTTCCCCGACTTGAGTGAGTCAAGCCACTCGGACCACTGGCGTTCCAGTTTCTCGAGGAACTCTTTCCCAGCCTCCCCGTCTATACGGGCGTATGCACTGAAGCCTCCGTAGGTAGCGTCAGGTGAGGACACATAGCACGGAAACACGAGGACCCCTTTGGGGGTCACAAACTTGGGTCGCGGCGTTAGAGATTTTCCTTGGGCCAAAACGACACCTCCATTCAGTTAAAGAAATATAAGCTACCCCTCACCATGGAGGGGTCAAAAGATCCGTAGTCGGGCAGGTCGGGGAGCTCTTTCCCGTCAGGCAGGGTAGCCTCGACCTGCTCCTTGAATAGTTTCAACTGGTCCTCGGTGAAGATCACGGTGTACGCCTCGCGAATAGCTATTGCCAGGGTCTCGGCCTCCGAGGCTGTAGTCGCGAAGCTGTCGTGAACCATTGCGAAGTTGTCCACCCCCAGGCTGTAGGCGATGTTGACCGTCATCCTCATGGCTGCAGCGTCGAGGGAGTGAATGTAGTTGGGGGCCAGACCGTTGGTCATTCGCCTCATGTCGAGCACCCCGTTGTGCTCCCTCAAGGTGTGCTGCCTGATGGTGTCCCCGATGCGAGTCTTCACCACCAGCCTGTCCCACTGGTAGTAGGACTGCTTGACAAGGAAGCCGTCAGGGGTTGTCCACTTGACTGGCCGGCGGCGGTTCACGCAGATCTTGGCGACCTCCCCGAGCCAGTCCATGCAGAGCTTGGTGCCCGTGATGACCTGATCCATGGCCTCCCATATTATCTGCGCGAGATAGTAGCAGAGCTTGT